GCTGAAGAAAGCTGAGGAAACCGCATCTATCGTTGGTTTCGTCGTCAAAGCTGGTCCTGAAGCCTACTCCGACGAGAACAAATTTCCCTCTGGTCCGTGGTGCAAGGAAGGCGACTTCGTGATCTTCCGGTCGTACTCGGGCACCCGCTTCAAGGTGCTGGGCAAATGGGTAAGGAGTTCCGTCTGATCAATGATGACACTGTGGAAGCAGTTGTCGAAGACCCACGGGGGTACAGCAGAGCATGAGCGACGATCTCGAAATCGAACTGGACGGCGAAGACGAACTGGAAATTGAAGTACAGGACGATACGCCTGAACGTGACCGAGGTAAGCCGAAAGCTGCGGAACCCGAAGCTACGGACAAACCTGACGCTGGTGCTGAAGAGGATGACCTTGAGGGTTACTCCGAAGGCGTCAAGAAGCGCATCAACAAGCTGAAGTTCGACTACCATGCCGAGCGTCGGGCCAAGGAAGAAGCTACACGGCTTCGTGAAGAGGCTATCGCGTATGCTGACAAGGTCCGGAAGGACTATGAGACGCTCCGCACGGCCTACAACGAGGGTGAGACTGTCCTCGTCGATCAGACCAAGGCTCGCATCGCCAGCGAACTGAATCGCGCCAAGGCGGAGTACAAGTCAGCCTACGAGAGCGGAGATGCAGATGCTGTCATCGCTGCCCAAGAAAAGCTGATCCAGCTGCAGGGTGAAAACACCCGGGTGGCCAACTACCGCCCACAGCAACCGGTCCCAGCAGCTGCACCTGCCGCAGCCCAACCAGCCAAGCCCAACATCGCAAAACCTGATGACCGGGCCATGAAGTGGGCTGAGGAGAACACGTGGTTCACCAAGGACAAAGCTATGACAGGCTTCGCTCTGGGCTTCCACGAGGACCTAGTCTCTCAGGGCATTGATCCGAAGAGTGATTTGTACTATTCTAAGATCAATGCTGCGGTTCGCCGCACGTTCCCAGATAAGTTTGACGACGCGCCCGTTGAGGAAAAAGCACCGCGTCGTCAGGCTGGCCCCGTGGTCGCCCCCGCTGCTCGCAGCACGAAAGGGCCACGCAAGGTCGTGCTTACCTCCACGGAGGCCGCTCTCGCCAAGCGCCTCGGTGTACCGCTAAAAGTCTTCGCGGCGCAGAAGCTAAAGGATATGCAAAATGACTGATCGGACCCCACGTACCCTCGAAACTCGGGAAGTAACTAGCCCCCGTAAGAAGGCGTGGAAGCGACAGTCCATGCTGCCTACCCCCGAAGCCCGACCGGGCATTAAGTTCCGGTGGATTCGCACCTCCACTCTGGGTAACGCAGATATGACGAACGTGTCGTCCCGGTTCCGTGAAGGTTATACGCCTGTACAGGCGGCTGACTATCCCGAGCTGCAAATCATGTCGGACATTGATTCCCGGTTTAAGGGCAATGTCGAAGTAGGGGGACTACTGCTCTGCTCAGCCGCCGCTGAGGACGTGCAGGCGCGTGTAGAAGGTCAGCTTGAGATGGCCCAAAACCAGATCGATGCTGTTGACCGCAACTTCATGCGCGAAAATGACCCTCGTATGCCCGTGCTTCGGCCCGAGCGTACATCCAAGACTTCGTTCGGTAAGTGATTACCGAGAAATGAAACTGTAGATGAAGGAGAGAACCTATGGGTTCCCTTAACGCTCCCTTCGGTCTGCGTGTTACGGGCCGTCTCGACAGTGGTTCGCTGGAAGTTTTCCGCCAGTACCCTATCGCTTCGGGCTATGCCGCTAACATCGCTGCAGGCGACATCGTCCTGCTGACCGACAACGGTACCTCGACCACGATCACCAAGCAGACCGCTACCGGTGATACTTCCACGGACATCGCCATGATTGGTGTGTTCATGGGTTGCTCGTACACTGATCCTTCGACTGGTCAGATTACGTTCAACAACATGTGGCCGACCGGCACCATCGCTGCTGACGCTCTGGCGTTTGTCGTCGATGACCCGCAGGCTCTCTACGTTGTGCAGGCGGACGCCGCTATCACTAACGCTCTGGACATCTACGGCAAGAACGCCGCGATTACCCAAGGCGCAGTGAACACCACGTTCAAAGCCTCTCGTGTGGCGCTGACCGTGTCCACCCTCGGTACCGATGCCAACCTCCCGCTTCGCATCATCGATTATGTCGGTGGCCCGCGTGGTGGCGAGAACGGCTCTGCGTTCCCGCTGCTGATCGTAAAACTGAACTACACGCAGCTGACCGCTGCTGTCGGCGTGTAAGGAGGGCTGAACCATGGCTATTTCACGCGCACAGGCCCTCAAAGAACTCCTGCCGGGCCTTAACGCCCTGTTCGGTCTTGAGTACGCCAAGTACGAAAACGAGCACTCCGAAATCTATGAGGCTGAAACTTCCGAACGTTCGTTCGAAGAGGAAGTTAAATTGTCGGGTTTTGGAGCTGCTCCGGTGAAGCCGGAAGGCTCTGCCATCTCCTACGACAACGCACAGGAATCGTTCACCGCTCGCTACAACCACGAGACGGTGGCCATGGGCTTCTCCATCACGGAAGAAGCTATGGAAGACAACCTGTACGATTCGCTCTCGGCGCGCTACACCAAGGCACTCGCTCGTGCCATGGCGTACACCAAGCAGGTCAAGGCAGCTTCGCTGCTGAATACGGGCTTCACCACGTTCCAGTCGGGCGATGGCGTTACCCTGTTCAACACGGCGCACCCGACCGTTGCTGGCGGAAACAACGGCAACCGGCCTACGGTTGACGCCGACCTCAACGAGACCTCGCTTGAGCAAGCCGTCATCGACATCGCAGCTTACAAAGACGAGCGTGGTCTCCTGATCGCTGCCCGTCCGCGCAAGCTGATTGTGCCGCCGTCGTTGATGTTCGTGGCTACCCGTCTGCTGCAGACGGAAAACCGTGTTGGCACCGCCGACAACGACCTCAACGCGCTGAAGACGAACGGCTCGATCCCCGATGGGTATCGTGTCAACCACTACCTGACGGACAATGACGCGTGGTTCCTGACCACCGACATCCCGAACGGTATGAAGCACTTCACCCGTGTCGCTATGACAACTTCTATGGATGGTGACTTCGATACAGGCAACGTTAGGTACAAAGCAAGAGAACGTTACGTTTTCGGTGTGTCCGATCCGCTTGCCATCTACGGCAGTCAAGGGGCATGAGTTACGTTTACGTTTGACACGTAAACTACACTAGGATAATGAGAGGGGGCGGGGCAACTTGCCTCCTTTCTCATTGAGGGAACCATGCTAAAAAAAGCTAAAAGGCCGGAAGATTGGGGTCAAAGAGAGAAACATCCACTGTACGGGCTGTGGGGTTGGCATAAGGACCGCAACCGTTACGGTATGGTACCAGAGTGGGCGTCTGACTTTTGGGCGTTTGTAGCTGGGGTTGGCGAACGCCCAACGGATAACCATAATCTTAGGCGGCACGAGGTAAAACAACCACTCGGCCCCTATAACTTTTTTTGGTCCGAGAAGTACGCCTACGGCGCTAACGAAAAAAATACTCTGGAGCAGCGCGCGGCCTACATGCGTGAGTACCGCAAACGTAGGCCTCGAAACGTAAGAGATACCGAGCTCAAGAAAAGTTACGGTATAAGTCTGGATCAGTGGGAGAGTATGCACCGCGCCCAAGGTGGAGTATGCGCCATCTGCGCTATGCAGGAACACGAAAAAAGCTTTCGGTACGCTAACTTAGCGGTAGATCACTGCCATACCACTGGAAAAATCCGGGGACTACTATGTAGCGCCTGCAACAGGGCAATTGGACTTTTGCAGGATGATCCTGCTAGGGCCATGCGGCTAGCCAACTATCTACAAAGTTCGCTAGACGGTTAACGTCTTCATAAGGGGCGGGGGAAACCTCGCCCTTTCTTTTTGTTCTGGTGTGACGTATTATGCCCGTGGGCACCAACGGCCACGCAGACAGGACGCCCAACCTGACAATGCACAGACGGCGTGGCTACCCTTGTGCAAGGAGCTCATTATGGGCAAGACAACCTTCTCTGGTCCTATCCGCGCGGGTGATATCCGCGACACCACCGGCACCACTGTCGGCGAGAACGTAGCCAACGTAGGCTCCGTCGTTATGGCCCAGCACTACCCGATTACGCAGGCCCTCACGGCTACTGCTCTGGGTACGACCATCGTGCTTCCGGCTGACAGCCACATCATTGGTATTCAGGTTGCGACCACGGTCGCATGGAACGGCGCAGCCGCGACCATCAGCTTGGGCACCAGCGCCACCTCGACTGAGCTTGTCGCTGCGGGCTCTCTTGCGGCCATCGGGTATAACAACCTGATCCCGGGCACTGATGCCACGCGCACTGCCAACTGGGACGACGTAGGTAACACGGGCATTCGCATCTTCGCTCTGTCCGCCAACACTGGCGCTGGCGTGGGTACCCTCGTTGTGCGGTACATCCAAGCTCACGACCTGCCGTAATAGGAGGACCTGATGGCCCAGAACCAAACGACTGTGCTGTGCCTTCCGAACGTCTGGACACAGCTTACCAACTCTGACGTAACGGAAGCTACCTTTCAGGTGCAGACGTCGTCGGTCTACGTCCGGTTCACAGCTGGTACGACAACTCCTACGGAAACGCGGGGGCTGCAGTACATGGAGGACGAGGGCGAACTTCAGAAGCCTATGGCTG